TTGCCTTGCGAGAATACCATGCTTGCCGATACCCGCAAGGCAGCACTCGTCGTCCCTGTGTAGGTGATGGCGGTGGTTGTGCGGGTAAAGTTGTAGGCAGTCAGCAGTCCCGATTTCAGCGGGGTTGTTAACTTGACCGCCTGCCCTTGGGTCGGGGTGAAGTTCTTGGATTCGTCAAGGTAAAGGTTCGCCACGCCCCGCTCTCGGTCAAGGGTTGCGGTATCGGCGAGGTCGTCGAATAGTCCACCCACACGGGCGGCGGTGTTCGCTCCTGCGGCGGTTTCGGATGTGATGGTGGCAGCAGATGCTACCAACTGACTGCGGGTTTGTACGCTCATGCGAAAGAGGGGTCAAAGGTTTGGTCAAAGACACCCTCGTCGGACGAACCGAAGACGGTGTACTGGATGGAATTGGCGAAGGTGTTGAAGGTGAGGGAAACTACCTGTACATACGCCAAGCCCGTTTCAACCACCGCAACGGCTGCACCAACCGTGGAATAGGTATCGTAAACCTCATACTTATACGACCCCGTTTCAAGAGAGCCGACAACGATGGAAAACTTGTCATAGCGGTTCGTGTAGGAAGAAAGGTTGGCCGTCTTGAGGATTGTGAAGTCGGTCGTGGCGTTCTTGGCGATGTTGGTCAGCCGCAGGATGTAACGGTCCCCCGTAGAGGCCCGCTGCGTCCAAGTGACGATGATAGTATTGGTAGAATTGGGAGATAGGTAAATCACGCTATCCTTAAATGTAGGATGCGCCCGAATTTCACAATTTGCGCCCGATGCTTCGGTAGAGTTCGGCCCTCCGCACGGCGGTCTTACTGATGTCAAAGCGCTCCCTCACATCCTTGGACAACTGCACGGCCAAGGAGCGAGCGTAGTCAGGTTCGTTCACGAATTTCCTGACCGCCTTGTACCATGCATCTTTCTTGCCGTAGGGGATGACCAGCCCGTTGTGGCCGTGGACGATTATATCGGTGTAGGGGATGGTTTCGGATGCAATTATAGCCTTGCCCATCCATCCCGCTTCCACCACTTTCAGTTCGCTTTTCAGCCTGTTGAACTTGGTATCTCGCAAGGGTGCGATGGTGGCGTTGATGAAGTTGTACCCGCCCACATAGGAGTAGATGTCAGCCGCTTGGATGCGGCCGTAATTCTTGTTCAGCCCACGGCAGGACAGCATCCGCTCGTAGTCATCGTAGACGGGGTTGCCGTCGTTCCACCCGCCTAGGTAGATTTTGTATCTCCCGTCCAGCGACTTGTCGTGGGCCAGCAGGGAAAACGAATGTTCCACCAAAGCAATGTCCTCTTGGTGTTGCGCCCCGCCAAACCAACCAATCTTAAACAGGTGCGGTTCGGGTTCGGCGTTCGTGTCGGGGAGGTATTGCTGGTAAGCCTCGTAGGGTTCGTTGGGTAGGATGGTAACGGCCTTGTTGAGCAGGCGTATCTTCTGCGCCAAGTGTTCGGTGGTCGTGGTCACATGGTCGGCCAAGCGGATATGCTCACGGATTTGCTCATCCAACTTGGTGGACAAATAGTGTCGGTACATGATGTGCCCGCTTTCCAAAACCCAGTAGTCGTCCAAGTCCAAGATAACCTTCGCCCCAAAGGCCGTCAGAGCCTCGTAAACCTTCCGAATTTGGTCCAGCGTACCTTGACACCACAAGCGATTAAATAACCACACATCGACCGTCTTTAGGTCCTCGTCCTTGACATTGCCGATATTATCGACACACACATAATCGAACTCGGTGTAGTTGTCGCCCAAGTAGGCGTTGGGCATCTCCAGTCGGTAAAAAGAACACCCCGTCGGGTGGGCGTTGTAAACGATGCAAATTCTCATGCCCAAAGGTACAAAAAAAAGGGCCACCCCTTGCGAGATGGCCCAGACCACTAAACCATGCGGGGTATGAGGCCCGCAGGTCAAAGATACGCTACGACCCGCTGATTTGTGCGGTCGCTACCGTGAATTGAGATACCAAAACATTCAGCATCGGATTCGGCTCCATGCCCGATAGGGTCAACTCGTAGCCGCTCCTGTCGCCAAATGCAGTACCAGTCCCAGCAGTTCCAGCAGACACCTCCAAGCCATTGGCCGCACCGAGGAGCCAGTAGCGGTCGTTGTTGTCAAGGACGATTGCGTACACCCGATTTTGGGCCAACAGGCGCAACTCATTTCGGACGGTCGTCTGCAACTTGTTGATGGTGAAGGTCAGTTCGGGAGTGTAGAAAAGCGTTCCATTCTCAACCGATGCATTCAGCGTTTCGGTCATGGATGAAGTCGCTTTGGTCAAGTCGTATTCAAACCAAGTACCTGCAAGGGTTCCCGACACGGAGCCAGTCGTATTGGCGACCGTTCCCGTTGGGTTGAAGGCTTGGACAAAAATAGTTTTGATACCGCCAACGCTGTTGCGGCATCCGAGGGCGTAGCCCGTAGTTAGGGAGCAAGACATAGTGTATTTTTAGAGGGTTATGTTATACTAAAAAAGCGGGGGGAAGTTTCCCTCCCCCCTTACACTTAGGCCAATCTCCAGTCAACAACGAGGTCTGGATACGCTATGTTCACTCCAATTTTTAGGGCACACTGAAAGCGTATTTCGTCGTTATCGATTGAGGGCCAGATGGAAAACTGCTCCTCGTCGGACAAAAGGTCGGTTCCGTAGAAGAAGTTACCTAAGTAACTGCAAACCAAGCGGTTATACCCAAGCAAACCTGGGACGGCAACTACACGGACATTGGTACCAGGGTAGATGATGTCACCATCGGCCAACCCTTGGAGGTCAACTTGGTTGTACATGACGCTGGCGGTTGACTTGAACGCTCCAATCAAGGTGCGGAAAGTGTCCCAACCGCAGAAGATAACCAAATCATTCTTGGTGAGGATGGCCTGCGGGATGCGGGTGTAGATGTTGTCAAAGATGCTGATAACATTGTTTGTGGTGATACCAACCGAGGCAGACACGGCAGCGGTGTTCCCCGATACGGTTGAACCCGACGCAGCGTTGAGGATAGTCAGCAAACCTGTGACCAAGGTAGAACCTGACCAAATGGCGTTCTCCAAAGCCTCGGCGATGCGGAGGGCTTTCTGCTCGGCGAATGCTTGCTCGAATGGCACGCCGTCGTAAGTTGAACCAGCGGTCAACTGGGACTGCATCCAGTACTGCTCAAGTGAGCGAGGGCAAAGAGCCTCTTGGATTTTCAAGGGAGCAACGGTGATGGTACGCTGCGTGAAGGTTGTGTTTCCTGATGCAGCACCTGCGACATTCCATCCGCAAGCCGTTCCTGATTGGAAGGCAGCATCGGTGTCCATGAGGTTGAGGGTAGCAGCCGACTTGATGCCCACCTGCTTGGTGAACAAAGATGCGGTGCGGGCCGAGAATACGGCCTTGGTGATGAGGGGGAGCCGCTGCTGCTCGGTGTAAGTAGTCAGCGGGGAAACGAATGAATAAGCCATGGCTTTGTTTTTGGGGGTTAAAGTTTATTTAGATTTTTTGAGTGATTGAATTGCTTGTGCGAGTGCGTTGAAGTTCTGCTGGGCAGCGGCCTTGCGTTGCTCCACGATAGCGGAGGCGGTTGGCTTCACGGATTCGGTTGGGAGTTCTGCGACTTTCTCGACAATATCGGTCATGGTTTCCATTTGGCTTGCAAATGCGGACATTTTCTCCTTCATCTTGCCCATCTCGGTGTAGGCGGCTTTGAGTTCCTCCATGATGCTTACGAGGTGCTTCTTGACGATTTCTTCAACCATCAATGGGTCCACCATCGGGTATCCTTCGGCGATTTCGCTGACCACTTCACCCGCAACTTCGGGGGTGATTTCAGCGGCAACAGCGACTTCTTCGGCAGGTGCTGGGGCTTCGGCTACGACAACTTCGGTGATTTTGCCACCTTCGGTTTTGATAGTACCAACGCCCTCCACTTGATGCTCGCCGTCAGGAGCGGGCAGGGTTTCGTCTTCGGTTATCACATACACGGCGGTTCCTGCAACGAGGTCGCCGTCCACACGGACAACGGTTCCATCCACCAACTTGTAGTCAGCGAAGGATTGCTTTTGGGTTGTGAACTTCCGCAACTCGGTGCGAAAGGTCATGATAGCGTCTTTCAGGTTCATAGATTAAAGGGATTTGTAGGTTGGGTTGATATGTTGCAAAAAGTTAGTCAAATCGTCTGCGAGGCCCGCAAGTGCGACCTCTAATTCCGTGCCTGTGTTCTTCATGCCGAATAGTCCCTCCACGGAGAAACCCTTGAAGGCGTGGCGGTTCTCCCACACTTCGTCATTCTCCACCTTGAAGGACCCGAACCATGAGCCGTCAGGGGTGTCCTCGTAGCCTTTCGGTGCAAGTACGCCCCGCTCGGTGTCGGTGATGTAGGATTCAAACATGAACACCCCGTCGAGTTCGGCGTTGTGGTAAGCGTTCACATTGTGCTGGTTTCCCTGCTTGAAATACTTCTGCACGATTTTGCGGATGGTGGCCTTGTCAAATACCACATAATATTCCCCATAAGCGTCGTCCTTGCGATAGATGGGAGTATCTGCCAGCATGAGCGGTCCCGTAAGCACCCTGCGTTCCCCCGTTTCGGCGAACCGCTGCGGTGTCTTAGCAAAGGCTTGGAAGGGTTTTTCAATAGCGGGCATATCAACGAGGGCGACAAACTGCACGCCTTCGTCCACTTCGTCCACGGTCATTCGGTACACGGGAAGTTCCATGGTGGGATATGTAACGGTTAGCCTAATGTTGCAAATTCGGACAAGCGGCGCACCCTGTTGGTCGTCTGCTGGATGTCACGCTCCACGACATAGGCCCGCATGGGTTGGTTCTGCTGACCTTGGCCCGATGACAGGTCGCCCGTTCCGAGGTTGGTCGTTTGCGGATTAGTGAAGATGGGCGGTGGGGTCATGCTTGCACCTGCCGTTCCACCCATCACGCCACCACCTGCTGCGCTTCCTCCACCCCCTTGGAATTGGGTCGCTTTAATCTTGGCCACATTCGCAAGACCTGCGGCAAGGGCAAGACCTGCCTCAACGAACCGCTGACCTGGGAAGACCGTTTCCGTGGGCTTAATAGCCAAGGCAGAGTTGACGGCAAGGTAGGTGCTGACGATGGCTTGGGCGATGCTTGCTGCCTTGGACACATTGAACGCCCGCCGTTGGGCTTCCTCGCTCTTGCCTGCACTCGCTTGGATGATGTCGCCAATAACGGCGAAGGACTGCCCGACATATTTCTCGCGAAGGGCGGCGAGGTCCGCTTCCCTTTGCGCCTGCCCCGCTGCTGACTTGGCTTCGGCATCGTTGCGCAAGCGGATGTCCCGAAGATAAGCATCCCGCCTGCGGAGCATTTGGTCCTCTTGGGCTTGGTCCTGCTTCATGATGCGGTCCAATTCCATCTCATAGAGGGTAAGGTTCAAGTCCTCCACGAACTTGATAATGGCGTTGTTTTCCTCTTGGAGTTTCAGCAGGCGTTGCTTGGTGGCTTCCTCCTGCTCCTTGCGGCGTTGCTCCTGTTGGGCCTTCCGCTTGTTGTCAGCAGCGATAAGGCCGTCGGTATGCCTGTCGTACGCTTGGCGGTACTGCTCCAGTTGCGCTTCCTCCCTTTGCAGGGCTATGGCTTGCTCCGCTGCCCTTTGCTTGGGGTCGGGTAGGTTCAAGTATCGTCGCACTGCTGCGGTGAGTTCGTCCCACTTGGCTATCAATAACCCAATCGCTGCGACTGCTGCACCGATACCCGTCGCAAGGAGCGCAATGCGGAAGGCCTTCATCGCTCCTGTACTGGTTCCAACGGCCACGGCGTACAATGCCTGCGCCGCTGCTTGGCCTTGGGTTATCAAGATACTATCCTTGTTCAGCAGGTTGGCCACCTGCTGCACCCCGTTGGCGAGGGCCATCGCCGCTTGGACCTTGACCAAGGACTTTTGCAGTTCTTCTTCCTCCGCTCCGAATAGTGCCGCCGCACCTTGGGCGATTTGGAATCCAGCAGTAATACCTTGGATGGCCCCGACGAAGGTGTCAATGGTGCGAGTATCCGAGGCAAGATTCTTGATTCGCTGCTGCGTGTCCCCGATTTGGTCCTTGAGCCGTCCCGCTTCTTTCTCCATTTCACGGAATGCCTTCGTCCCGTCTTGGCCTGCAAGGGCCATGTCCGCAAGGGTCTTCTGCAATTCCCGCAGGCGGGTCTTTGCGCTGGTCGTTCCTGCGCTTGTGCTATCCTTGAGGCTTACCTCAAGTGCAATCTCTTTGGTTACATCTGCCATGGTTATCCTTCGGAGGGTAGTTCGGGGTTTACGGGTGGTTCATAGCCTGGGTCCACAGGGTCGGGGTCAATCGGACCGTTGAACAGGAATTCGGGGTCGCTCGCAATCGGCGTGGTCGTGGTTGCCGCAAAGTCGGTCAGGTTGAGGATGCGGCGGAGCGTGACACGGCACGGCTTCATCTGCCCTACCAGGTAGTCCCGAATCTCCAGCAACCGCCAACGGATGCCGCCGTAATAGATGGGCTTGCGGAAGTCCAGTTGGTAGATGTCCACGCTTGATAGCAGCATCGTGAGTTCCAACTGCAAGGCTTCCTGCGATACCGTTTCGTTGATGTAGTTGAGCCAGTAGGTGTTGTACAGGTTGTTGTTCGTGTAGGCAAACGGGTTGCCGCTTGCATTCACGGCGTTGTAGTACACCAAGCGAGGCTGCCCGAAGGTGAGGTCCACATTCGGGGCGTAGGGGTTGTCAATGTGGGACACAAAAGGCAGGGAGGT